GAGCTGACGGAGCTGACGGAGCCGACGGGGCCAACGGGGTCGACGGAACCAACTATTTCACGTTAAGTGGATCAAATATTTATAGGACTACGGGAAATGTGGGAATCGGGACGAATGCACCGGGTGTCGCCCTAGATGTTGTGGGTACTATCCGTGGGACTGGTGGTATTATCACAGGTACGAGTGATGCCCTATTGACACTTAATAATACCACTACACCCACTGTTCTTCGTACCTTAACAACTGGAGGTCAAGTATATTTTCAATCTGGGGTAGCTGCTACGTCTGATAGTCGGGCGAACATAAACTTTACTTCAATGTATAATGCAACGAACTATCTTACAATTCAGGGGAGTACGGGCAACGTCGGCATCGGGGATAGTGACCCCGATTCAATATTACATGTGCAGAGTGACATCGCCGGATCCAGTTCGAGTATAAAAAAGACTGCGGCGACGGCATCTACATCCGAGTACAATTATATTTTAAACGGACCGCGACCCGGGACAACGAGTGGTGGCGCTGTACACTTCATTAACGGGTCAGGTAGATCGCACGACGGAGGTACGAGTACATACACGATGCGTAACGACAGTGGAAATACACGTGTCGGAAAAGTTTCGACTAGTACCATAATCGCGGGTTACCCTTCTTACCCAGACCGACCGTTCGCGATGGTAGGTAAAAATAATGGTCGGGTATACAGTGGCAGCTTCGTCATTTTTAATGCCCAAGCATACAACGATCAAAGTATATATAACAGTAGTAACGGTCGGTTTACGGCACCAGTGGCAGGTTATTATATGTTTTCAGCTACACTGTTAGCAGGAGAGAGAGAAACTCAAACAAATACACGTTGGCACTTAAATGGGAATGAGCTTGGTTGGGGTGGTGCACACTATAATTTTGGTTCGGGGGTTAATATGAATACAGCCCACGCCCGTCCCGGTCTTACTTGCCAGATGATTTATTATATGAATAGTGGGAACTACATGAATTTGAAGATTGTGGGTGGATCCATGTACGGAGCTTCATCGATCCACTCGACCGTGACGTGTATGTATATGGGTGGAAAATAGGTACGATATTTTTTTATTATTAATTCATATGAAGTGTGAAGTGACGCATATCATACATGAGAGTGGAACATCCCTTTTACGTGTGCAACTTGACAACTATCATTCAAAATGTTTACATAGCTTAGCAAACCCCCCAGAAGATTGGGTTGAAAATATCATTTCCAGTAGGTGTCAGCCTTTATGTTGTCGTTTATGGGAATGTCACATCAAAGAATGTTGCAAACATGATAACATGGAGAAAAAAACGTCTAAGGCGATGCTGATCCTAGGGTATGAACCCGACCCGGAACTCATTTTTGAACCAGTGGGAAAATGTGTGGATAATGAAGATGGTTCGTGTGTAATCGAAGTTGAAATAGATGGGATGTATACAAAAAAAATACAGGAATTACTACCGGATCTTTCTCAAGAAGTTAAATCTATGATATGCGATAACGTGGATTTAGAAGCTGAAGCTATCTTGGATAAAGTCGCGAGCAGGGGTGAACATATCAACAAATCAAAACGAGAAATCGTGTTAGAGTATCAGCGTGAAGAGATTACCGAATCCGAATTTGAAGATACACCCTTTGTAGATCAGACTGCCGAAGCTCTCCAATCCGAAAAGAATAAAGTCGCGACGATGGAACTGTTAGTCGCATCCCTCGTCAAACGTGTCGGGGATATCGAAAATCTAGTGATTTAAAGAAAAAGCGCTTTCATAAAGTACAAAATGTCTTGCATCGCCACTCTCAGGCCCGCCATTACCACCCCCATTCAATCCAAGAACAGGGTCAAGTCCCGCAATGTTCGCACCGTAGTGCGGGCGACTAAGGAGGGGTCTCGTTTCGTAAAGATCGACCGCCCTAACGATTTTCTAGCGGTTGCAGAGCGTGTTAACGGTCGCGCCGCTATGATCGGATTCACCTCCGCGGTGGTCGATGAAGTCATGACTGGTAACCCTATCAGCGCACAGTTCCATGATAACATCGGACTCTCCATCGCCGTCGCATCCTTGGTTTTCCTCGGCACCGCCGCTAACCCGGAGGATGAGGGATACGTTCAGGGACCTTGGAAGCCTGAGACCGAGCTCGTCAACGGTCGACTCGCGATGATCGGAATTCTTTCACTCATTCTCACAGAATCTATTCATCCACAGGTCCCATTGTTTTGAGCTTAAAAATAAAAACTTAGTATAATATAAAATGTCAGGTGGAATTGCCCAACTCGTCGCCATTGGTGCCCAAGATGCCCATATCGTAGGGAAACCCGAGGTATCATTTTTTAGGTCTAACTATAAACGTCATACAAACTTCGCCCAAACTGTTGAGAAGCAGGTTATCCAGGGCAACCCCACCGCGAATGGTATGTCCACCGTTCGTTTCGAGCGCAAGGGTGATCTCGTAGGCTACGTCTACATAACTAACCGCGTCGCTGGTACTACACTTACCCGTGCGAACTGGCAAAAGCAGATCGCTAAGGTTGATTTATTAGTGGGAGGTCAGGTTATTGATACTCAAACCTCTGAATTTTCCCAAGAAATCGCTCCAGTCATGCTCGCGCAGACATATTCTAAGTCTCTCGCCGCTGCCGGTGGAGATGACTCGCGATTTTACCCTCTTCGTTTCAGCTTTTGCGAGAACGCACAATCTGCCCTTCCTTTAGTTGCTTTACAATATCATGATGTAGAGCTTCGAATTACTTGGGGTGTTGGTGGTTCTAGCGCTGATGCGATCGCTTCTGATTATGAAGTTCACACGCAGTTCATGTACCTCGACACTGACGAGCGTACCACTCTCGCGAACACACCCCAGAACATGCTCATAACCCAAACTCAAAAGATGGTCCAATCCGGCAGTCCCACCCAGGAACTTTCATTCAATCACCCCGTTAAGTTTTTAGCGACTTACAGGTCTGGTGGTGTAGGTGTGGCTGGTGGTAACGTTAAGCTTCAGATCAACGGTACCGATGTCGGTGATGCTAAGCATAGCGTAAACTACACTTCGACCGCACTCTATCATCATACCCCTTTCTCTACATTGAATTCCAGTGTCGATACACATCTCCTCTACCCCTTCTGCTTAGATACCAGCAAGCTCCAGCCCACGGGATCCTTAAATTTCAGTCGTATTGACAGTGCCCGCCTTCTCTCTGATTCTGGCAATTTCAACACTGATATATATGCGGTTAACTATAACATTTTACGTATAGAAAATGGTATGGCCGGCTTGTTATATAGTAATTAAATCCTAATTAATAGTAAATGTTAGTCTTTTTATTTTTATTGGCTTTCGTTTTTATGATCACCTACGATCCTAAATCTGGAACTCTTAATCAATACATTCCCACACAGAACGCTCCGTGTAAAGATGGACACTATAATGAAATTCAATTCGCTCAGCATGGATACGAGTGCCCCAGGAACGATAAAGTAGCTATGGGCGCGATTGTTAGTGCTTAAAAAAAAGAATACTTAAAATACCATAATGTTTGCTTTTGATCGTGAAACCGCAACCATCGCCGCCGCAGTATTATGTTTAGTTGCGACCCTCTACATCTACAATGAATTCAAAAAGAATAGGCAAGATATGGAGGAGTTTAAGAACACCGTCAACGAGAAGCAGCGCCCCGTCATCGTGGAGCGCCCCTCCCGTATCCAACTCGTCAAGGCTCCCGTAGAAAAGCCGTCTCCCATCGGTAAGGAGGAACCCGTGAAAATCCCTGTTGAGGAATCGAGCGAATAAACTTATCAGGGGATTATAGAGTGCTATGAGCAATGAAGAAACATAAAGCCATCGCCATACCAGTGTCATTTCATGATGGGACTGCGAGATTCCTAACAGTGAGAGATAAAAGATTTAAAGAGTGGATATTCGTCACCGGAGGGTGTAGACGAAGAGAGATATTTAACCCGTTACGTACAGCTTTACGGGAACTAGAAGAAGAAACAAGAGGAGTCGTATCTTTAAAAAAGTGTGATTATACGCATTATTCATTTACGGTTAAAGAAAGTCCAACCGTAGATTTAGAATATAACGTATTCATATTTTTTGTAAATTATTCCAGGACCGATCAACAAGAATTAATACGACGTTTTAACGAAGAAAAGCATAAGATGCATACAAAAAAGATTAATATGAAACGTACATACGATGAAAATGATTTCATGAGTTTTGACACTTTACAAGAATTCAATGGGAGACGTAGATGGGATAGGATAGTCAAAAATGTCGTACGTAATCCAGAGTTCTATACGTGCGTGTCTTCTCTCAATAGAAAATCGTTTGCTATTAAATAATGAAGTCTAAGAACTACATTCTTAAGCAAATCAAAGATATACTCATAGATCATAAATCGTATATGGAAGATAAAGCTGAGAAATATATTGAAGAAATTAAAACTAAAACTGTATACGAACTTTTAGTTTTAAAGAAACAACTCGTGACCGAAGATGAAGAATTTATAGATGTTTCGTATCGTCGATCGATTTGGCACGAAGAAGAA